GGAAGCATTAGACGGGGAATGAGCTCGCCCGCGACGGTGCTAACCACACTGTGATTGAGAGTTGGTTACTCTCTTGCTCCATTACAAACTGTCAGTATTCTGGGTGTAGCGCCCACATAGCATAATGATAAGTGTAATGCCTTGCGAGTATGGTGGAATCGGTAGACACACCAGACTTAAAATCTGTTGAGCATTACGCTCGTGGGAGTTCAAGTCTCCCTACTCGCACTAAATAAGGTACTAGCAAAAAACGTATGACAGTTAACGCTTATACCGTAAGCAAAGCGTTCGTATTTTACAATGATTGCAAGAGCATTGTGAAAATGTACTATCTAAATGATGTGCCTTTTACGTTTGATGAATTGCCAGATGGTCATCTTTGGGATAAAGATTTAGTTGAAGAAGCAACTAGAAATATGCCACTAGATGTAGAAGATGTTTATAAAGGATCAAACTACTTGATCTCTGAACAATGTCATCCTATGTTTGACAATATTAAAATTATTAACCCAGAAATATTGCCAGAAGATCTGGTATCTTATTTTGATGAGGAAGATTTAAGGGGATAAATAAAACATAGAAATCTAACGGTTGTCAGAATAAGATGCCTCTTAATAAGCTTGAGAACTTTATCAAGAATGCCGAAGGTCGCATTCTTTACGTTAACCCTAACGACCTTGACTCTACTGATGGTATTGAAAACCAGGGTAATTCGTTAACCAAACCCTTCAAAACTATTCAGAGAGCATTGCTGGAATCGGCAAGATTCTCTTACCTGAGAGGTGATGATAACGATCTGGTTGAAAAGACCACTATTCTTGTGTTCCCTGGTGATCACCTGATTGATAACAGACCTGGTTATGCTATTAAGGACGTTGCAAACGTTGCAACTGCTGTTGCTCCTGGTGGTGCAGAAACTTTTGCGGGATCTGAACTAACTCTTACCCTCAATTCAAACTTTGACCTCACGCAGGAAGATAATATCCTGTATAAGTTTAATAGTATCAATGGTGGTATTATTATTCCTCGTGGTACTTCTGTTGTTGGTCTAGATTTAAGAAAGACCAAGGTTAAACCCAAGTATGTTCCTAACCCAACAGATCCTAACGTACCAGAATCAGCAATCTTCAGAATTACTGGTGCTTGTTACTTCTGGCAGTTCACCTTCTTCGATGGCGATGAAACAGGATTGGTATATACAGACCCAAGAGACTTCTCAGTAAATAATAGATCTGTTCCCACATTCTCCCACCATAAACTCACTTGCTTTGAGTATGCTGATGGTGTCAATATACCTGCTGGATATGACATCACTGACCTTGATATGTACTACAGCAAGGTCAGTAATGCTTTCAATAGAGCATCTGGTAGAGAAATTGATCAGAAATTTCCAGCATCTCCAGATTCATTTGCTAAGCAAAGACCTGAATGGGAAATTGTTGGTGCATTTGCATCCGATCCTGTAAAGATCAGTACAATTATTTCTGGTGATGGTGCAACCCCTGGCAATATTGTTACTGTTACAACTCAATTACCTCACGGTCTTAACTCTGGAACACCAATTAAAATCCGTGGTATCAACATTGCCGACTATAACATTTCTACGAAAGTTGTCAATGTTCTAAGCGATACTGCATTTACATATTCATTACCATTCGTAAGATCTAACCTTCCTGCTGGACCTGGAGCAGGTCTTGCACCTGGAGCAGATGGTAGTGTAACTATTGAAACTGACACTGTATCTGGTGCATCTCCTTATATCTTCAACGTATCTCTCCGTTCTGTCTTTGGTATGAACGGTATGCACGCTGATGGTAGCAAGGCAGATGGTTTCCGTTCTATGGTTGTTGCACAGTTCACCGCTGTGTCCCTCCAGAAGGATGATCGTGCGTTCGTTAAGTATGATCCTACCAGCAGACTTTATGGTGGCATAGCAATCAATAGAGTAGCAGCAGATAGGCTCTCATCTGAGTCATCTTCGACAAATGATCAGACTATATTCCACTTAGATTCTGATGCTGTCTATAGAGAAGGATGGCAAACCAAGCACATCAAAATGTCGAACGATGCGGTCATTCAGATCGTTTCGGTCTTCGCTATTGGTTTCCATAAGCACTTTGAGTGTTTGAGTGGTGGTGACGCTTCTATTACCAACTCAAACTCTAACTTCGGTCAGTTCTCACTGGCAGCAGATGGATTTAAGAGAGATCCATTTGGTAAGGATGATAAAGGTTTCGTTACTAATATCATCACACCTAAAGCACTTGTTGATGATGATATTGATATTGAATGGGTTCAGTTTGATGTTGAGAAGACAAAGACCGCAAATCCAAATGGAGTTTCTGGTAATACCACTGGTATTGACAGTCATTTGTATCTCTTAGGATACAAAAATGAGGATATTCCACCCCCAATCATTTCTCAGGGTTATAGAATTGGTGCAAGAGTTGGTGATAAAGTTTACTTGGAAGATGATACCAAGTTTGCAGAAATCTTTATGACTGATGGTCCTGTTAATGCTTCTAACAGGATTGCAGATGGTACTAATAGCTCAGTCAAACTTTACACGGATGTAACTACTTCTAATCCACTCAACAGACCAGAAGTAACCATCTATAATACAACACAACATAATCTTAAGAATGGTGAATCCATTCGTATCTTCAGTGAAGATGGTGATCTTCCAGAGGGATTAGAAGAGAATAAAGTATATTATGCTATCACAGCAGAGAGAAATCCTGGTCAGGCAAATGGTAGACCAGATAATGTTTCACTCACTGGTTCTCAGATTCAGATTGCATCTTCTGTTGCAAATGCAGAATCACAAACTCCCATCTATATTTCAACTTATGGTGGTACTAAGTTAAGAATTGAAAGTAGAATTTCCGATAAGAAAGCAGGTGAATTGGGTCATCCAGTACAGTGGGATCCAAATGAGGGACAGTGGTTTATTCACACAAATTCAAACAGCACCTTATATCAACATATCAGAACTCTTAGCACACCTGAGACTGAAATTTCTTATCTTAAGAGAAAAGAAGATAATAGAAGTCTTGATGATAAGATCTATAAGTTACGTTATGTTGTACCCAAAGAACTGGTTAACACAAGAGATCCCGTACCTGGATTTGTTCTTCAAGATTCCGCAGTTACTAACGTAAGAGAAGTAACTGATTTTACTGCAACTACAATTACTGAGCAGGATTATGACTTTGATCGTAATAGCAGATTTATTTCAACCTGTACTCATAGCAATGCAACTAATCTGATCTCTATCAGATCTGACAAACCACACGAACTTAAAGTTGGTGATACGGTTATCATCAGTGATGTTCAGAGCACCACTAATACAACCGCAAAACCAACATTAGGTTTTAACGGAACTTTTAAGGTTGAAAGTGTTGATAATGATAAGGAGTTTAAAACTTCCGATAAAGATATTTTTGGAACGGAACACGCTCCTGGAGATATTACCAACCTTGTTCATACAAGAGATAAAACTCTGCCAAGATTTAGAAGAGCAGATGTTCAGAGAAACTACTACGTTTATCGTGTAGAGACAATTAGACCATACATCTTTAATGTTCAAGATGGTGTCTTCTATCTCTATGTTATGAATGCTGGCAACTCTTTACCACAAGAGTTCACTGTTGATAAGTTCAGTCAGAGTGTTACTAATCTTTATCCACAGTTGGATAGAGACAATCATGAAGATAACCCAGATGCGGCAGTATCTTTTGCAAAGAGAGCACCTATTGGTCAGGTTGTTACTAACGATCTGAAGAGAAGTCTTACAAGAGAAACTGTTGATGGATATTTTGAAACATTTGCACATGGTCTAAAGGTTACTAATTCTATTGATAGTGGAACAACTGCAACACTTACATTTGATACTGAGCACCAACTGAATGGTGTTCGTTCATATGATACTTTAGATGGTGGATCAGGTCATGCTGATGGTACATATTCCAACGTAAAACTACTTAACAATAGTTCCTTTGCTTGGGATGGTGCAACTGCTGAATGTACTGTTAGTGGTGGTGCTGTTACTGCGGCTACGATCACTGAGGGTGGATCTGGATATTCTGCTGGCGAAACCTTGTTCTTTGATAGTGCTACGATTGGTGGTACTAATCAAGCACACATTGACATTGTTGCCTCTGGTATTTCAACAGCAACTGACAACTATGTTCAGGTTACTGGTATTGGAACAGCACAAGATGTTTATTGCAGAATTACATCAGTTCCTGGAACAAAACAGATTGGTGTTATCAAAACTAACTCTGATCCTAGAATCAATGTAGGACAATATATTATCAACGCAGGTCGTGTTGCAACAGTAACTGGTACACCAACAACCAGCACTAATACAACCACAAATGTAATCACAACAACGATTACCACCACACAGGGTCACGGTTTACTTGCAGGTAATAGAGTTACTATAAGAAATGCAAGTGATGCCAATCTTGGTGAGTTTGTTATTAACTCTGTACCTACTCCAACAACTTTCACCGTTCAAACTAAGACTGCAATTACAGCACCTAAGTATGTTCTCAAGCATATCTTAGATGCACAAAACGCTAGTGCAAATAGTGCAAGTGAAAATCTTGGTGTAAGAGGTTCTGCAATCTATGACAATGAAGTTCTCCTTTTGGAGGGCAACGCAAATGGAGCAGATGTTACCACCGAAGATGAGTTAAAAGTTCAACTTCCTACAAATCTTGCAGACTCCTTGATTCCAGCAAGATTCCCACTTGGATGTTACATTCAGGTAGGAAACGAGATTATGCGTGTTAAGAGTTCCTCTCTGAGTGGAGCAGGGAACAATCTTATGTCAGTAATTCGTGGTTCTATGGGAACCGTAATTGAATCTCATAAGGTTGGAACTCTTATCAAGAAGATCAAGCTTGATCCTATTGCACTTCATAGACCATCTATTCTTCGTGCTTCTGGTCATACCTTTGAATATCTTGGTTATGGACCTGGTAACTACTCAACTGGTTTACCACAGGTTCAGGTAAGAACTCTCTCTGAAACTGAAGAGTTCTTAGTACAGGCACAAGAAACTTCTTGTGGAACTGTTCTCTACACTGGTATGGACAGTGATGGTGACTTCTACATTGGAAACACCAAGTATTCTGCACAATCTGGTGAGCAAACTACATTTGATGTTCCAACACCAACTGTAACTGGCGAAGATCCTAACAGACTCTCTGTTGTATTTGACGAAGTTATTGTTAAGGAAAGAATCCTGGTTGAGGGTGGCACATCTGGTCAGATCCTTTCACAGTTTGATGGTCCTGTAACCTTCAACGGTGATGTTAGAATGAACAGACAACTCATTCTGAATAATAATCTGAGAGTTGTTGGTAAGGTTGACTTCACAAACTCAAATCGTGCTGAAGATGAAACTGATAAGAACGCAGCACTCAGAGTTGCTGGTGGTGTTGCAATCGGTAGAAACTTAATTGTTGGTGAAGAACTTGACGTTAAGGATAATCTAAGAGTTGTTGGTATCTCTACATTCAATGGTGAAGTAAAAATTGATACAGGTATTCGCCCTGATACTGATGAGGGAGCATATCTTGGAACAGCAGCATTACCATTCTCTGAAGCACACATTAATGAAGTAAGAATAGGTGTAAGTGGTGATGGTGAGATTGATACTGCTACTGGTGGATTGACTCTTGATTCTGCTAGTGGAACAGTAACCGTTGATGATAACTTGGTTGTTGGTGGTACTCTTGGTGTTAATGGAGATGCTACTTTCGACAATAACGTAACTGTTGGTAATGATCTGACTGTAAATGATAATCTTACTGTAGATGATAATGCCAACTTTGCTGGCAATACGGTTCAAATTAGTAGCAATAAGGTTAAAGCATCTAGATTTGAAGGTAGAGCAGATGTTTCAAATAATGTAAGAGTTAATGATGGAACTGGTCAAATTGTCATGGTCGATGGCAGTGGTGACAATCGAACACTTGAAACAAGTGGCAACATAACATATAACGGTTCTCGACTTTCTGTTTCAGGTGAAGGTAGATTTACCGATGATGTTATTGCGTTTGCATCTGATGATCGCTTGAAGACCAATAAGGTTACACTTATAGGAGCTCTTGATAAGGTTTGTTCACTTAATGGTTTCACATTCAACTTTAATGAGACAGCAGGTAAACTAGGATTCAATACTGATCATACATATGTTGGTGTTTCTGCACAGGATGTTCAAAAAGTTCTTCCTGAAGCAGTATATCCTGCACCTGCAAGTGATAAGTACATTACTGTTCAATATGAGAAGATTGTCCCACTTCTGATTGAGGCAATTAAGGAACTCTCCGATAAAGTTTCTGCTCTTGAAGATAAACTAAATAACTAAAAAGCATCAAGAGATGGCGAATTATAACAAGCAGTTTAATTTTCGTAATGGTGTCCAGGTTGATGATGATAATCTGGTAGTAAATGCTGTAGGTTTGGTTGGAATCGGTACTACGGTTCCAACTGAAAATTTGGACGTTCGTGGAAACGTGAAAGCAACTGGATTTTCCAGTGCAACTTCATCATTCACAAACTTATTGACTGTTTTTGATTCTGCTGGAATTGGGACAATCAATCTTGGAACACAGTTAGTTGGTGCCGGAGTAAGTATAAGGAACGGTATCATTACTGCTGCCGATTCTAATACAGGAATTGTCACTTTCTATGGTGATGCCAGATTCTTATCTGGTATGCCAACATCACAATGGGTTGACATTGATGCTGGATTAGGTTTTACAAGTATATACAACAGAGGATTTGTTGGTGTTGCAACTGATGATCCAAGATTCACTTTACAAATTGGTGGTGTAACAGAAACCACTTTAGCAGGATTTGGAACGGGTGTTGGCATAAGTTCTGTAGGTAATGTCTTGATTAGTGGTATTACCACATCAGGAACATTTGTTGGTATTGGATCCGAACTTCAAGATCTTGATGCAAATAGAATCGCTTATGGCACTATTAGCACAGAAAGACTTCCAATAATTCCTAATGATAAGTTACCATCAGATTTAACTTTTACTGGTGTAATAACTGCAACTAGATTTGATGGAGATGTAGTAGGAGGTTTAACTGGTGATGTAACTGGCACAGCATCAACAGCATTAAGTTTGAGTGGAACACCAAACATTATTGTTGGTATTTTGACTGCAAACGCTGTTGCAGCATCTAGTTTTATTGGTGGTATTACTGGTGATGTCACAGGTAACTTAACAGGAACTGCAACAACAGCAGCATCACTTACATCAACGGCAGATGTTGATATTGCTGATCTTACTGTTGGTGTTGCTACAGTTAGTTCCTTTATTGGTGTTGGAACAGATTATAAAACTGGAGGTATTGCTATTGGTGGTACTACAACTACTAATGGTAATGATCTCTTTATCAATAGAGCGGGTGCTGATGCTACAAATGCAAAAGTTCAACTATTAAGCAATTTAGGGGAAACAACAGTTACTATTGGATCTTCAGAAAATGCTCTTGGAGTTAATGCTCAGTTAAGATATGGAAATAGAAATCCTGGATTTGATTATAGCACTCCAAATTCGTTTGATATTATAAACTATGGTGATGGAAATATCAACACATATTTACAAGCAGGATCAGTTGGAATAAACACAGGATCTATCTATTGGCATGATAGAAGTGATGTAATGATGGTCCTTACTTATGAAGGGAACTTAGGTATAGGACTGTCAGATCCAGTTCATAGGTTAAGTGTTCTGGGTATATCCACATTCACTGGAAATGCTCACTTTAATGGTGATGTAACAATCGATGGTAATATTAGTGTTCCATCTATTACCGCAGATGTCACTGGTAATGTAACAGGTGATCTCACTGGTAATGTAAATGGATCTGCTGGTATTTCAACTTTCAACACTGCATCAGTTACTCAAACAATAACAGCAGGTCAAATTGGTATCAGTACAGATCCTACAGGATTAAATAGGAGATTTGCTGTTAATACTGGAAATACTTCTTTCATTGTTGATAGTAGTGGAAGACTTGGTGTTAGAACTGATTTGAGTGGAACACCAGTTGAAGGTATAAATGCACCACAAGCTTCTGTTGTTTGTGCATCTATCGGACTTGCTACCGATAGATTCAATGCAGCAAATTCTTGTGCGGTTGATTTTGGTCAAGTTGGATCTGGATTTACTGCTTTCACACCTATTACAAATAGAGAATTTATGAGAGTTCCAAGAGTAACTGCTGCACAGATAGCAGCATTTACTGGACTTCTTGGTGGTGAAATTGTTTATGACATAGACAATAATGTTCACAAAGGATACAACGGTACAACCTGGAATAACCTCTACTGATAACTGATATGGCAATCAAAAACGCAGGATCTTCTTTAAGATTTTCAGAAATAGAATCTGAGTTTGGAAGAAACGGCAAACGTAGTCTTGGTGACTATCGTGTTAGTGATGATGTTGCTAAGCAAAATGGAGGAGCCGCTGCTGCTGTAGGAAATATGCCATTAGATGATGGTATTCCTCAATCAGGTGAAATTAAGTTCAGCGACTTTTACAATAAACGCTTGAATGTTATTGTTGACTATTATTCTAGAAGTGAAAGAACAAGAGTTGATGCTAGAAGAAAATGGAATAACAGACCTCAAGATACTAGATGTGTGGGTGGATTTAGGACTAGACCTGCAAATTCTTCTGGAACTAAGGTTATATTACATGTAAATGATACTATAAAATCAGAAAAAGATAATAACAGAAGAAAAGTTGCTTTCAGAACAGGCAGTTGGAATGGTGGAACCGATTTGCGTATCGATGTTGGTGATGCTGGAAAAATTTTAGGTGCTGGTGGTGATGGTGGAAAAGGTGCTGATAATGAAAATGAAAGAGGTGGAGATGGACAAAATGGTAATAGTGGTATAGGTCTCGCCTATCCTGCAACCATTAGAATTTTTAGTGGTGGAGTCGTTGCTGGTGGTGGCGGCGGTGGAGGAGGAGGCGGTGGTGCCTACGATACCGATAAAAATGATGATGAGTTAGCGTCTGGTGGTGGAGGCGGTGGTGGTGCCGGTAGACCAGCAGGTTCTGGTGGAAGAAAGGGAGATAGTTGGGAAGCAGACGGTGAGAAAGGTAGTAATGGTAGTACTTATGGTGGTGGTTCCGGTGGAGCTGGTGGTGATGAAGAGGAATCTGTAGGTGGTCGCGGTGGACGTGGAGGCAATAGTGGAGAAAATGGTGAAAGTGGTGAAAGAGGAAGTGGTGAAAAGAGATCAGGAGGTGGTAGTGGAGGAAAACATGGTTATTGGTTAGTTACTGGTGGAAACTCATACAATCTATCGTTAAATCAAGGTACTACTGCTGGTGGAACTAATGGAGGAGGATATTCATAATCTCTTATAACTAGATTATATAACTTGATTTTATTATGGAAGATTTCATTCAAATTTATGATGATGCAATTCCAGAAAATCACTGCGAAAGTTTAATCAACTTCATTGATAAACTTGAAGAATGTGATTCAATGAGAAGTTCTGGGGTGAAGAAGCATTTAACAGATCATAAAGCATTTAACGCATCCCACAATTATCATACAACCTCTGGATCTTGGTTAGGATCAAATTTTCTACCTTATATTCAAGAACCAGTAAATGAGTATCTAAACAAATATACCGTCTTCGGTGAAGCAAAGTTTTTATTATATGATGTAAAAGCAAAAAAGATTCCTATTGGTGGTGGTTTCCATAACTGGCACTATGAGAACTCTAGAATACCTTACTGCACTAGACAATTTGTGGTGCAGGCATATCTCAATGATGAGTTTGATGGTGGAGAGACAGAATTTTTGTATATGAATAAAAGAATAAGTGCTAAACAAGGGAGAATTATAATTTTTCCAGCAGGGTTCACTCATACGCATAGAGGAAATCCACCAATAGGTGGAGAAAAATATATTGCAACTTCTTGGGGTATGTTACAAGCAACGGAAGATGATTTATGATTGAACGTAATGTTGAATTTGAAACGATTATACAGGTTGATGTAATTAAAGGTAAAATTTTTACAGAAATTGATTCTCTTCTAGAAATTGTACTAGACAACTCTAATAGAAAACTTTCTCATGAAATACTGAGTAGTAGAAATGAAGATACTCATTGTCCAGAAAACGAATTTGTAGATGAAATTATTGCTGAGATGAAAGAAGATTTCAAATCAGCAACAGGACAAGATATTGAATGTATTGGATATTGGGGTCACATTCATGAGCATAATATGAGTACGAACACTCATAATCATGGTAATGCATATGTCTCATCAGTATTATATCTCTCTGTTCCTAAAGGTTCTGGTAGTCTAGTATTTGTACCAAGACTCAATCAATATGATAATTCGATGTACAAGTCTTCAATATCACCAGAAAAAGGTTCTTACTATATGTTCCCAGGATACCTTGATCATTATGTAACTAGAAATCAGTCACAAGAAAGAAGAGTTTCTATTTCATTTAACTTCGACAAATTATGATTGTATTAGATAATGTAATTCATGAAAATGTATTTGAGAAATGTAAGAAAAATCTTTTAGGATCACTTAAAGAGTCAACAAGAGAAATATGGTTTGATTTGGATACAGAGTTCATCTATAGTGACTTTTGTCTTTCACTGATAAATCTTGCCAATTCTTATTATGATTTGTCATCATGTGATGGATATGAATTTTGGGCACATAAGAATACAAAACCACCAAGATGGCATATAGATTGTGATGAAAGGCGAAAGCAACAAGATAATCTAATGACATTTCCACTATGTTCTATTGTTTTTTATCCATTTGTTGGTGATATTACTGGAGGAGAATTATTCATATCCCATGACGATACCGTGAAGTCAAATTCAGACTACAAAACCTTCAAAGATACACAACAATATCACATGGAAGAGAATCCAACTTTTGACACGATCATACCTAAAACAAATAGGATGGTGATCTTTTCACCAGGAAAATTTCATATGGTCAATAAGTTTCAAGGTGAACGATATTCATTCGTTATAAATCCTTGGGACAGCAGTAAATATATGTGCCCAGAAACTACACTATGAAAATACTAATAAAGATTGAAGAGTATCTTCCAGAAACACAACAAATAATTGTGAAATTTTGTAGTTCACAATCAGAAAAATCTATTGATGATGTTCAATCACTTGTAATCGACTTAGATAAACTAGAACTTTTCGACACTGAATTGTTTTTAGAATCTTTGTCTATACAAGGTCAGCAAGTAATAGATAGGTATGAACAACTTCAATTCGGTGAAGTTATAGAAAATAGTCCTTTGAATATTACAAAATTAGTGGGAAGAACAATAGAGAGAGAAGAGTTTCCTAGAAATAAAAAGATGATACCGATGAAAAGGATTGAGTTATGAAATACTTCAAAAAATGTGAAGAGTTTTACATTTGTGGATCAACAAATAAGAAAAAAGAAATTTTCGCAGAATCTGGTGATAAATCTCTAACTCTTTTTCAAATTATAGTAAAAGGAAGGGGAAGACTAATTACAACCTTTGATACTATAACTATTGATGGTAGTCAAGGAGATATTATGAACTGTAAGTCTATGATGGGTAAAGACAGAATTCTTGTATCCGATAAAAATAGTGAAAAGTATTATGAAGTTTATGGATTTAATCCTCTAGATCCCTCAGAAGATTGGGATGCTAAGAAAATAACGTCATCTTTCAAAGGAGATAATAATAGTTGGATCATATGTTTTGATGGTAGCGCAACAATAAATGGAAAGGTGATTGAAAAGTTTGACTATGCAAAATTGGAGAATAAAGACTATGAGATTGAAGTTGGTGATGCCTTACTAGGAATGTTCACAAAGATATGATTACTAAAAAAAATTTAAATTCATTATATGAATGGGCAAAAGATACTGAGTTCCCATTAAGGAATGAACGAATCACATCAAAATATATGGGATATGGACTAAAAATATGTCATATTAAACTTCATAAATTATATTCAAATAAAAAATTATCTAAATCAGTAATTCATATTATTGATAATCAGGATATTCTTGGTGTTTATTTTTTAAGTTACCCACCAAATATGACTGCAAGACCACATAGAGATTACAATCCACATCATCAACCATATAAAAGGATTCAAATACCCACAAAGGTAGAAAACGGGTACATTGAGTGGACTGCTACTGGTGAAAGAGTCTATTGGAAAGAAGGTAAACCAGAAATCTTTAATGTAGAGGAAGAACATCAAGGTGCTAATAATTCTAACACAAGAATGGAATTTTTGTATATTGATATAAAGCTTGACACAATCGTAGAATACAAGTAGACTCTGTTTGTTGCTTTTGAAGGGATGAAAGCTCTAGACTTATTTCCGGTAACAATATACCAGACAGAAGTCCGAAATAATGGTTATTATAAAGACCTTTTGTTACCTAAAATACTAGAGGCATCTGAGTATCTTGAAATACCTGAAGGATGGGATACCAATAAACTCAAAACTTCTTTTGAAGGTGAACCAGAAGGGATGGAAGTCGTTCAAAAGTATAAGTCACTTCTTAAATATGAATATGAAAGTTGTTTGGATGAGATATTTGATAAAGAATATCAGATTCAACTAGTAAATGATAATATATGGTATAATGTATATACTGATGGTGAGTATCAAGAATTACATGATCATATTGGAGAAGCATTGAATCCATTTCATTGGTCTTGTATTCATTTCTTATCCTTTAAGAAAGGAGAGCATAATCCACCTGAGTTCAAAGATCCTATTACACAAATCCGACAACTAAGTATTGCTATGGATAGAGAATGGGTTGGTGAATACTATGTTCCCCAAATAGAAGAAGGATCATTTTTGATGTTTCCTACATATTTGCAACATCGTGTTTCTCCTTGCCTTAAGACTGACTATCCTAGAGTTACATTTTCATTTAATCTGAGAGTATTACAATATGGAGACCAAAAGTGGAATGGATAACACAATAAACGTTGAAGATAACTTCTTATCTGAAGAGGAACATATTTCTGTTCTTGATTATTGTTTGGATGCCAAATACACTTATGGTGAATATGATCGACCTGAGTTGACACCTACAGGTATGATTTCTGAGATTAGTGAGACTGAATATGTGTACCATTTATTTCGGAAAAAGATAAAACCTTTTACCGAAGGTTTAGAACTGGACAGGATGTATATTAACTTGTTTTCTCCATCTGAGAGACCATATTTTCACACTGATAGTGGTGTTCATTCTGATATAACCTTTCTTTACTATCCAAATGACATTTGGAATCTTGATGATGGTGGGGCGACAGAGTTCTATATTGATGGTAACTTTGTAGGTGTTGCCCCTTTACCTAATCGTCTGCTATACTTTAATGCAGATATTCCACACAGGGCAACCACTTTTAGAAGTCGGTACAGATTCACACTCGCTGTAAAATATACTGATCCAAATGGATTGATCAATCCTACTGATTGTTGAATATAAACTTTATTGTGACAGTACTAAAAGTGGATAAGGGAACCTGCATGGGTTCCTTTTTCTGCTATAATAACCCTATTCTGAGTTCCTAGCACACTCACCATGGCAACGAACATCTATCACGTCGGTCATAACAATGATCCTGATTGGTTTGGTATTGGACAGACTGATGGTCCTTTGATGATTGAGAGGTATGGTATTCCTCGTCGTGGTTCTGATTACAACAAGTCCAGAGATGCAGGTAACGTTTATCACGAGTTTGCTTTCTGGGAAGGTTTTGAAGGTCGTGACAAGCAGATTCATAAAGAAATTGAAAAAATTCCTGGAATCGAAAAGACTGGTACAGAAGCCTTTAAGATCACTGGTTGTGGGATGACTCATGAAAAGGTCACTCAATTCATTCAAGAAACTTTCTTCTCCAAGATTCCTCCGAAGAAGAAAGATCTGACTCTCAAAAAGCATCAGAAAGAGTTTGTCAATAAAGTTCTCTCTACTTGGGAAGAGTGGAAAGAGTTTTTGTTGTTTGCCAAGTGCCGTTCTGGTAAATCCATTATGGTTCTATCCGCAATCGCAAGCAAAGGTGTCAAGGTAAGTCTGATTGTTTCTCGCTACACTTCACCTATTCAATCTTGGAAAGAAGACAGCAAGAACTTTTCGGAGTTTAATGATCTTGTATTCATCAATCTTGCAGATAAGAACTATCTGGAAGAGATTGAATATTGGTACAATACTGATAAACAACTGGTCCTGTGGACCACGGTTCAAGGTAACAATCGTTGGAATAAGATTCCTTATGATGTAGATTTGATCGTTTATGATGAGGCACATCAAGGATATGACTCCAAGCAATTTAAGAATCTTCTTAAGAAGTTTGATTGTCAGGTTCTTTATGTGACTGGTACTGCATTTAAGTTCATCTGGGATTTCAACGATTTCAATTCATTTACATATTCTTACTTTGAAGAGCAACTGGATAAGAAACTGGGTCGCAACAATGCTCCTTCGATGAGAGTTGTTCTCGCAAAGTACGAGACGGAAGCATATAAGAAGTTGTACGGAGATGATCCTGATGCTATGAAGAATCTCTTTTGCATGAATGAAGATAAGACTGATTTTATGGAACCTTCTCTGGTTCAAGATTTTTATTCATATTACTTTGGTGATCAGAAGCATCTAAAACCCAAGGATCGACTCTTGAATGGCAAGTTTCACATTTATATGGCACTGCCTTCTGTTGAAGCGTGTCGTGCTTCTGTGAAGTATCTTGAAAAAACCAAGTTTGCTCCTCTCGTTGTAACTGGAGATACGAAAGAAAATCCTGATACGATTCGGAAACACGTCGCAGAAAATGAGTATTCGATTATTCTGACAGTTTCTGCTAATGTTCTTGGTGTGACTGTCAAAGAAATTGATGCTGTTATCAATGCTACTGAAGGAAGCTCCATTAACTTTTGGACTCAGTTTGCCTTCCGTGGTGGGTCTTCTGATCAAGATTGGGATGTGATCGATTTTTGCCCGCAACGTTGCCTCAGTACGATTCGTGAGGTTTATATTGCTGCTTGTGAGAATAATCCGATGATTTCAGAATATGATATGCTTGATTTTGTTTCAATTACTGAATGGGTGAGTGGATTTGAAACAATGACTCAAGATCAGATTACTAATATTCTTGCTTCTGACATTACTGACACTATTTCTCTAGTTTCTAATATTGCAAATAATATTGATATGAGTAAACTTGCAGATTTTGATTTTGACCTAACTCTTTCTCCTAAAGAGGATAAGAGTGGTAGTAAACGTTTTGTGAATGACAATGATTCCAATGGAAAAGGAAACGTGCAGAGGAGTGGTGAAACTAAAGAAAAGCAAGATAATTCAATCCTTCTTTCAAAAAGGAGAACTATCCGTGCAATTCTGGAGAGAATTCCTCTCACCATCTATCATTGCATTAAGAGTGGTACTATTCCAAACAGTATTCACACTCTAATTAGTTCCGAGCACTATGCTTACAATACTCTCGATACCGAAAAGGTTCTTTTGAGTTTGATTAGAGATGAAATTATCGATGCTAAGATCTCTTCTTATCGTATCAATCAGGCAGTGATTGATATACAGCAGTCGATGGGTGTTGATGAGTGTGTGACACTTGAAAGACTGTCTAGGACTCGTCAGGATCAGAAACCTCTTCCTGTAAAATTGGTGGATCAACTTATCGGAGATCTGTTTTGACTGGTAACGTTCGTATTTTTTGTGATCCCAGTGGTTCAAATTGTCTTCGTCTAGTAAAAGATAAAAATGTTCCCCCAGAAAATATATACGTTTGGGAAAATGACGAATCTCACTTTTATGCGATTCGACAAATTAGTGATAAAATTAACATTATAGAGAATTACAAAGTATCAGATATGCATTTTAAGTTGACCATAGGCAATCCTCCATTCAAAGGACAATTACATCTTGAGTTTCTGAAAGATTCTCTCGAAACATCTGATTATGTTCGTTTGATTCATCCATCTGGGTGGTTGACACGTTCTGGTAAAAAAATCGAAAGAGATGTTAAACTAGCACTTCGTAATCGTTTGAAGAAGTTGACTCTCTTCAATGGATATCCTGTTTTCAATGCAGAGTTTCAAGGACCTCTTGTAATTACTGAGGCGGATCCAGATTATAGTGGAAAGATTGAGGTTTACTATGATAATACTGGTAACACATATTACATTGATTCTCTCGATTCTTTTCCTACTGGTTATTGGGAGCCGACAGACGAAAATTATGAATTGAAAGATTTAATTTATGGAGAATCTCAAAAGTCAAATATTCTCAGTCTACGTACAAGTGATCCAAATAAGATTCCTTTGAGTCTTCCTGTTATTTGTGGTGATCCACGATCAAAAGATAAGGCAACTTTTGTTCGGAAAGATTTCTGGATATTCTTTTATCCAAATAGTGATATGTACAATAATAAACACGCAGAGAATCAGTGGTATTCTTTCAACACTGAAAGTGAACGAGATTCTTTTGTTTCTTATTTGAAAACCAAATTTGCACGATTTGCCCTTGCATTGAATAAAACTGGTAATCGAAATAATATTTTACGATACATTGAAAATGTTCCTCTTCCTCCTCTAGATCAAATGTGGACCGAAGAGAGTGTTATGGAGTATTATCGGTTGAATAAAAAGCAAAGGGATAATATCAACAACTTTATTCCAGATTATTATCACTAAAAATAAGATGCGTTTTACATTAGCCATCGGCAATCCTCCATATGGGGTTGGTGCAAATCTAGCAATCAAGTTTCTGAATAAAACTTCAGAACTTACTGATGATATTCGATTTGTTCTGCCAACTTCTGTTCGTAAACCATCTTCTTTGAATAAGATTTCTGCCAATCTACATTGTGATGTGGATGAAGATCTCGATGCTTCTACTTTCCCTGGTGGTATTAGTGCAGTAAAACAACACTGGGTTATAAAAGAAGAGCAACGTGAAAAGATTTTTATGCACAAATCGCACCCAGATTTTGAATTTCTTTCATATGAAAAGCGATTCGATGCTGATGTTTTTATTGGTGAATATGGTTGTGGACCTAGTGGGAGAGTAAAAACCGAAAACTTTACTCACTATGCAAAAGGACATCACTTTATCAAAGTTCGGGATTCAAAAGTGATTGAATATTTTTTAGAGTTTGCACCAAAGTTTAGAGAAGTTGCAAATCAATGCAATGGACGCTATCATTTTGGAAAGCACGATCTTATTTCAACATACATAAAGTGTTTGGAGGAGAAAAATGAGCAAAAATAAACATAATCAGGATGTAGGATCTGCAATCGAAAGATCTGATGAACGTATTGCAGAAACTCAAGAAGTGTTCACTCCAGCAGAACTATGCGAATCTATGGTTTCTGAAATACCAAAGCATCTATTAAAAGATCCATCTTCAACATTTATTGATAATTCTGCTGGTTGTGGTAATTTTATTGTTGCTCTAATCAATAAACTCTCAGAATATCACGATCGCCAATATGTAATTGATAATATGGTTTATGCTGTTGAGTTGATGGAAGACAATCATAAAGAAATGTGTGAGAGAGTTGGTGTTCCTCTTGATCATCCACACTATGTGTGCCACGATGCACTTACTTACGATTACTCCTTCGGGAAACCTGTAGGGGTGGAACAGTTCTTCTAGTGGCACAGGGGGTTCCTTCGGGAACCCCTTTCTGCTATAATATATCCATACTGAACAGGACACCACTTGATCACCCTTCGCCCACACCAGCAGGAAGCACTGGAAGCGATGCAGCAGCACGACAAGGGTCAAGTCATCATCCCCACGGGTGGTGGCAAGACTCTGTGTATGATCAACGATGCTAAGCAACAGTTTGATCAGGTTGGTTCTACCACCATTGTTGTTGTTGCTCCTCGTATTCTGCTTGCAGAACAACTCTGTAAAGAGTTTCTGGAGGTTATCAACAACGCTGCTGTTTATCACGTTCACAGTGGCGAAACTGAGCACTTCAGCAGTACAAAACCAGCACTGATTGCCAACTGGCATCGTCAAGCATATCGCAATCAACTGATCTTCACTACCTACCACTCTCTGCATCGTATTCAAGAGAGTGGTATTCACATCGACACGATTTATTTTGATGAAGCGCACAATTCTGTCCAGCGTAATTTCTTCCCTGCCACTGAACATTTTTCTGCTGACGCTGACCGCTGCTATTTTTTCACTGCTACTCCTAAACACTCTCTTACCATCTTCAAACCTGGGATGAATGATCCTGCTGTTTATGGGCAGGTTATCTGCACAGTTCGTGCTCCACATTTGGTTGAAGAGGGTTACATTCTTCCTCCTAAAGTTGTTGTGAAGGAACTGCCCCGTGGTGAGTATCAGCAATCTGATTGTCAAAACCTGCTTGAAACTATTGATGACAATGAACCTGGCAAAATTCTGATTGCTGCACGTTCTACCAAGCAAATTATGCGTTTGGTTTCTGACAGTGACTTCTGTGTTGAACTTCAATCCCGAGGTTACAACTGGATGCTGATTACATCTAAGACTGGTGCAATCATCAATGGACAGAAAGTTACCCGTGAAGAGTTCTTCAAAACTCTGAACGCTTGGGGTGAAAGTGATGAGCGGTTTGTTGTTATGCACCACTCAATTCTTTCTGAAGGTATCAATGTCAAGGGTTTGGATGCCGTGTTGTTTATGCGAAACATGGACTACATTGGTATCTCCCAATCTATCGGGCGTGTAATTCGCCTAGGAGGTGCTCAGAAAACCTTCGGGTTGGTTTGTGTTCCAGTTTATGATAGAGTGGGTGTAGGCACCGCCAGAAGCGTTCAGGCGGTTGTTGACACTGTGTTCCAGCAGGGTGAACCTGCAATCTCCGTTGTTCGTCGCTGAATTATCATGAAGTGCAAAGTTACTCTGTTCAAAGCAGGCACAGTTTTCGATGAAATTGTGGTTGCAGTTGACTATGAAGATGCCAGAAATGTGGCACTTTCTCGCAACCCTGGTTGTACTATTGTAAGCGTTACTGCTGTATTCTAATGGGGTTTCTAAAACCTTTTGTTCCTTATCCTTCAATCCTTGATGCAAAACCTAAAGATCCCCTGGGTTATGTAACGAATGATGGACTTTGGGCAGCAATTCCTTGTGGAAAGAAGTTCATCATTATACATAATGGCAGTCAAGTAAAGGTGCTCAGCACTTACAAACAATCTGTTGATTTTATCAGCAACCAACGGAAAACCATTAAAAAGAAGTCACGCAAATGACCGATCAAAAACACGAAAAACGTAAAGATGCTCTTGGTCTTTTTTATGAGAGTGTCCTGAAACCAGATCATGAACTCCGTCAATGTGCTCACAATCAGGAGTGTTTTAATGAGTTGATGGAATGGCGAGAAGAAATTGTTCGCTATCTTGACAGTCGTAGGAATGAGGAGTTCCACTAATGGACTCACACATAATCCTCTTGGGGATGTTTGCGGTAGTGGCATATATCATCGTAACTGATGAACGTGCTGCTGCCGCTTTTTTATATGTGTCAAAGTTAGCAAATACTGAAATAAAACGCCACTGGTGGTGGTTGACTAACAATCCTAGGAATCCTGTGGTAAAATATATGATATATCGTCGTTCTTTACGATTAGCTAAAGAATTGATGGTAGAAATAAATAAAGATAAAGAGACATAAATTTATGTTATCTACTGCATACCGTCTTCGTCTTGAATCTATTTGTCGTTGTATTGCAAACAACGAAGAAGTTCCTTTAGAGGATATGATTTGGGCAGAAAAACTTGCTAAAGCACATACTCTCGCTAGAGATTGGTTGAACAAAGCACGTCGCCAAGCATCACAAGATATTCAAGAGGGCAGTATGGACGATTTTATGAATAAGATGGGATTAGGAGACCCCGACCCATCTAATTACAAAACGGGGTTTGATGGTGCTGATGAAATTGTAGATTGGTTCCAACGTGATAAACCTGATGATTGGAGGCAACGTGACTGAAAAGATCACACCAGAAACATATGAAAAAATGAATAAAGAGTTTGAGGAGGAAGGACTCGCTTTCCGAATCATTGTACCAACTCAAGAAAAAATCGACGAATGGATGGACAAATGCAAGCAGTAATTTACAGCAATGGAAATTTGGAATGTGAACGTGCAAAGACACTCTTAGAAAAACTCAATTTTCAAATCTTAGAATATAAATTGAATCAACACTTTTCAGCAAGAGGATTTGTTGAAGAGTTTGGTGAAGAGGCAGAATATCCACAAGTTAATGTTGGTTTCAGACATATTGGTGGGTTGAAGGATACATTAAACTACTTCAAGGAAAATAATATACTATGAAACCATTAGTCCTAGTTGCTTGTTTATCACCAATAGCGGCGATTTGGATTGTAATGAAGGTAGCAGTTTGGTTCTCCGCAGTAAACGACGAGCGAAAGTATGTCAGAGCAGAATCCAAAAAACCACACGGACCTTATGTGGCAGATGCATATGCAGATGTTGACGAAGAGGAAGAAGAATATGGAGATCGCACAGACTATAGATGAAGCACTCTATCAGTATTACACTGTAGAGAATAATCTACCTGTTCCAAATTGGAGACAGATAAAAGATCCTGATTGGTGGATAAAATATCTTGAAGATATGGGACTTGACCCACGCAATAGATAGTGCTATACTAGCACCATAATAAACTCCACATCATGGACTACAAACCCTATTCACCAGAGTGGCACCGTAAAAGGTACTTGAAGGAGGCGTTAGACAAGTATTTTGATGATTATGTTGAAAACGAGGTCATCTTCGGTGATATGATGGATATTCTGTCTGCAAGAATGTCTGCTGCTGTAGATGAGGTAAATAAGGTTATGGATCTTAAGGATAAATTCAAGTTTTCATGAACCTTATTTTAAGTATTTTCTTTGCAGTTACTCTTTGGGTTCAAGTCCCACAATGGTCTGATGATTGGTCTACTTGTGCTGTTGATGTTCCTGACACGTCTTGTCATTGGTATATTGTAAATGCAGATAATACTTTTGGTGAAGGATTTGATTGGGAAACCGCACCTTGGTATTCAGTAGAGGGATTACAAGATATTGCAAATCTACACGATGATGTGATAGATAGTGGGTATCAATACACAGTAGAGTCATTAAATGGACGCGAAGGAGAACAATGAAATAATGTGGCAATTACACAGCATTGGGGAAAAGTTAGATAAGGATTACAAATTAAAGCATTTTATTGTAACAGATCGAACTACCACTTGTGAGAAGTATGTGATAGAATTTAACCATCAAAAGAAATCTGATGGAACTAATTCGCCCTGATGATCCTCAATACTTTGAGCAATCATCTTATGAAGACTATGATCGTCACCACTACAAAGTTGTAGGAAAAAATGGTGAAAGCATTGTAGTTGAAGATTATATGTCAGCACAAGAAATTTGGTGGAATCGAAAAGTATTCCTTTCACATATTGAGGTGCTAGACAAACCTAAAAAGAAGAGTAAAGGTTTCAAATGAGTGTTCAGTTTCGTAAACATCGGGTGTTTCGTGAGACACCCGCAGTTGTATTCTATGATATTAGTGTAGATGATTCAAACGCATCTGATCTTGTGGTACAC